ATGCTCAATAAAATTGTAGATGCCATTGGGTTCAAACTAGGCCAGGCATTTGGTGATGAATTTACCATTTACAGCGATACGGAGGAACAAGGAGTGACAGCGCCTTGTTTTTTTATTGCTGTTTTAAGCCCTAGCCAACAACCGGTTATCGGAAGGAGATATTTTAAAAAGCATCCCTTTGACATTCATTATTACCCTCAAGGACCGGACAAGCAAAGGGAAATCAATGATGTAGCCGACAGCTTAAAGGAAGTGCTGGCATACATCACGACGGATGGCCATCTGCTGGCCGGAACCAAAATGCACCATCAGGTGCTTGACGGAATATTGCATTTCTATGTGGAGTACAACCTGTTTGTTCTGAAACAAATGGAACCGGATGAAACAATGGGAGAATTAACAATCCATGGTACGGTGAAAGGGTGATTTGATGATAGATCTAAAAATGACTGCCAACAAAGAGCTGGAAAAAAAGACGTTTACCAAGAAACAAATATTGCTCTGCCAGAAGTACACCGACAGAAAGGATTTAGTTCGTGTACTGTTGGAGGATGACACTCTCTACAGCTTGGAGCAAGTGGATGCATTGTTAAAAAAATTTATGGAAGGTAAGGTGAACTAACTATGGCACTAGGTGGCGGGACTTTCCTAACCCAAAACAAAGTATTACCCGGAACCTATATCAACTTCGTCAGCGCTTCCAGAGCGTCGGCAACGCTGAGCGACAGGGGTTACGCGGCAATGGCCCTGGAACTGGACTGGGGGGTTGATGGTGAGATATTCACCGTGGAAGCAGGGGATTTTCAAAAGGAATCCCTAAAAATTTTTGGCTATGATTATAGCAGCGACAAGCTAAAAGGTTTGCGGGATTTATTTAAAAATATTCGTACCGGCCACTTTTACCGGCTGAACTCCGGGGAAAAGGCATCCTGCGTTTACGCTACCGCCAAGTACAGCGGCACCCGGGGCAATGACCTTAAAATCATTATTCAGACCAATGTGGATGACCCCTCCCAATACGATGTCATTACCATGCTGGATACAACCCAGGTTGAGGTTCAGACCGTTGCGGCTGTCACGGAGTTAGTGGACAATGATTTTGTGCTTTGGAATGATTCGGCAGAACTGGCGCCAACGGCGGCAACACCGCTGACCGGGGGCAGCAATGCCGCTGAGGTAACCGGCGCAGAATACCAGACTTTTCTGGATAAAATCGAATCTTATACTTTTAACACCCTTGGCTGCTTATCTACAACTGCTACCGTGATAAATCTCTATCAGCAGTTTACTAAGCGCATGCGGGATGAAGTGGGCGTAAAGTTCCAGACCGTTGTTTATCGAGGGGCGGCTGATGATGAAGGCGTGATCAGCCTGCAGAACAAAGTGACGGACCATGCCAACCCGGCCTCTTTGGTTTACTGGGTGACCGGCATTGCCGCAGGATGCGAAGTCAACAAGAGCAATACCAACAAGGTATATGACGGGGAATTTGCGGTGGATGTGAATTACAAACAAAGTGAGCTGGAGGCAGGCATCAAGACCGGCAAATTTATGCTGCACAAAGTGGGCGACAAGATCCGGGTGCTGGAAGATATTAATACCTTTATATCCGTTACCCCGGATAAAAACAACGACTTCAGCAGCAATCAAACCGTGCGGGTGCTGGACCAAATTGCCAATGACATTGCGGTATTGTTCAACACAAAGTACCTTGGCAACGTACCCAATAATCAGGCCGGAAGAATTTCTTTTTGGAATGATGTGGTTAGCTACCATAAGGAACTGGAAAGGATTCAGGCCATTGAGGATTTTGTCCCTGAAGACATCCTTGTTGAGAAGGGGAATGATAAAAAATCCGTGGTGGTTACCAATACCGTAACACCGGTCAATGCCATGACCAAACTTTATATGACCGTGGTTGTCCAATAACAAAGGAGGGTTACACATGCAAATGATGCACGCCAAAGACTCGGTCAGCGCATCGCTGGCGGAATGCTTTGTGACCATCGAAGGCAACAGATACAATTTTATGCAGGCCATCAATCTGGAGGCCAGCATTGAAAAAACCAAGAGCGAAGTACCTATTTTGGGTAAAACCGGCAAAGGCAATAAAACCACCGGCTGGAAGGGAACCGGGTCCGCAACCTTTCATTACAATACCGCTATTTTCCGGGAGCTTTTATACCGGTATAAAAACACCGGAGAAGATTTTTATTTTGATATTCAGGTAACCAATGAAGACCCCACTTCCAGTGTGGGCAGGCAGACCATTATCCTAAAAGACTGCAATGCCAATGGGGGTATACTCACCAAGTTTGACGCCGATGCGGAGTATCTGGATGAAACCATGGATTTCACCTTTGAAGATTGGGAAATGCCTGAAAAATTTAAAATGATTGCAGGTATGAAATAAAAGGTAAAGGGGATTGCAATGAGTAAATTAAGCGCTTTCTTAAGGCAAAATGCCGTCCAGTCCGGCAACATGAAATATATTGCCTCCCAAAGATTTCTGGATGAAAATAAAAAGCCCATCGAATGGGAAATCTGCAGTATTACCTCAGAGGAAGACGAAGCCATCCGAAAAGCCTGCACCCGAAAAGTTCCGGTGCCGGGCAAAAGAAACATCTATACCCCGGAAACCGACTATAACCAATACCTTGGCAGGCTGGCGGCCCAATGCACAGTGTTTCCAAATTTAAATGACGCGGAATTGCAGAACAGCTACGGTGTCATGGGGGCGGATACCCTTTTAAAAGCCATGCTTAAACCCGGTGAATACGCCGATTATCTAACTAAAATCCAGGAGATCAACGGTTTTGAAGTTACCATGGAAGAGATGGTGGATGAAGCAAAAAACTAATCCAGGAGGGCGATTATGAAGCCAATATGGCCTACTATTGCCTTCATAAGTTGCGCCTGCTGCCAAGTCAATATCTGGCTTTGGACAGACAGGAAAAAGCCTTTATTATTGCAGCCGTGCAAATCAAAACCGAAAAAGAAAAGAAAGAGGCGGAAAAAGCCGGAAGAACAAGGAAGCGATAAGGGGATGCTTTTTAACATCCCCTTTCTTCTATAAAGGTGGTGAAAAAATGGCTACAATGAGAACGGCCATGCAAATGACAGCCGGCATGTCACAGATGCTGAGAGCGGTGAACCAATCCGTAAATAAGACTATACGCTGCTTTGAGTCGCTGCAATCCGTCGTGCGCACGGCGATGGATTCCGATAATATCCAAAGAGTGAGAGTGGATGTGACCGGAACAACAGCGGCATTTAATGAGCTGGGAGATGGGATCGGACAAGCAAAGGAAGCCCAAAGACTGCTAAACGAAGAGATTCAAAATGGTAGAAACGCCGCAGAGAGTTTACTGCAGAAATTTGCGCAAGCGGGAACCGTCCTTGGGGCAATGGCAGGCATGAAGAGGGCTATAAACTCCTCCCACCCGATGCTTCAAACAGGGGCAAGTCCTTTTATGAGTCATTCCCTGCCAACGATGGAACCAGCGGCAACTGCATTGGATACGCAGATGAAAGAGGCCTTGGCCAACAATGCGGAACTGGCTGTTTTTGCCGGACAAATAAACACAATAGTAGATATGGCAGGTGAGTTAAGGTCCAATGTACAAAATATAGCCGGGTTTTTAGAAAAAATAGCTGGAATCAATGTATCCAAGCCCTTTTCTGAAATAGCAGGTGCAGCGGCAGGTTTTGCTGCGGATCACTGGCAAATCATTGAACCGGTTATATGGGGAGTTGTTGGGGCGGTAGCGGCATATAATCTGGTTGCTCAGATTACCAACGGAATACTGGCGGGACAGGCCTTTATGAAGGGCATTGCAACCTTGGCGTCAAAGGCCCATGAAGCGGCCCTTAAAATGGAGGCGGGAGCAACTTTTTTGGCCATGGTAGAACAATACGGATTAAATGCCGCGTTGCTGGCCTGCCCAATTACCTGGATTATACTGGGGATTATCGCCTTGGTGGCCATTCTTTATGCCGTGGTTGCGGCAGTAAATCAATTTGCCGGCACAAGTATTTCCGCAACAGGCATTATTGCTGGAGTATTTGCAGCTTTAGGCTCCATTCTTTACAATATAATTGCCTATATCTGGAATGGATGGGCTGCTTTTATTGAGTTCTTTGCCAATGTTTTTACCGAACCGGTCTACAGCGTTCAAAGGTTATTTTTTAATTTAGCCAACAATGTGTTGACGCTTTTAAGTAAAATCGCCGAGGCTATGGACAAAGTATTTGGATCCAACCTGGCCGGATCAATCACCTCCCTGCAGGGAAAAATGAAGAGCTGGATTGGCGAGATGCCGGAGGGCTATAAGACCGTCCCGCGTATGGAAATGAGGTCTGTTGTGGATGATTTTAGCGCCGGCTATGATTGGGGGAAGGGCATGTCGGATAGGTTTAATTTAGATGCCATTACAGGTGGCGGGGGGCTAAACAATGACAATTTACCGGAAAATATAGCCGCTACTGCCGTCAACACCGCGGCCATGAAGAATTCCATGGAAGTGGGCGAAGAAGACCTAAAATACATGCGCGACCTGGCGGAGCAAGAAGTCATCAACCGCTTTACCACAGCGGAAATCAAGGTAGATATGGTCAATAACAATACCATTAACAGTTCCATGGATATGGACGGCGTGGTTACCTATTTGACCGAAAAGGTGCAGGAAACCATGGAAATTGCGGCTGAGGGGGTGCATAGCTAATGTATTCCTTTTACCTGGATAATATGCAACTGCCCATTACCCCCTCTAAACTGCAAATAAAGACACCCAGCCAAAATAAAACCATGAACCTGATCAATGACGGCGAAATTAACATTCTTAAGCTACCCGGTCTGAAGGAGATTAGCTTTGAAGCCATTATACCCCGGGTGCAATACCCCTTTGGGGCAAAACTTCAATCGGCCAATCTCTTTTTAAATAAGCTCTGGGAATTAAAAAACAAAAAACAATATTTTTCCTTTACCGTTTCCCGGTTAACGCCTGGCGGTAAAGCCCTCTTTATGGATGACATCAGCCTGCTGGTATCATTGGAAAGCTACAGCATGATTGAGGACGCTCAAAACGGCCTGGATTTGCTCGTAGGCATTGAACTGAAAGAGTATAAAAAATTTACCCCGAAGATTGCCACCTTCACGGAAACAGACGGTGGAGAAGTGCTGGTGACAACCGAAAACACCAGGGAAAGCCGGAAAGAACCGGCCAAAACCTACACCGTTCAATCCGGAGACACCCTGTGGGCGATTTGTAAAAAAGAGCTTGGGGATGGCGGGAAATATGTGGAAATCGCTAAACTAAACCAAATCAGCAATCCAAACCTGATTTATCCGGGGCAGGTGGTCGAGCTTGGCTAATGTAGGGCTAACCATCCAAAATGGCAATATAGAATACGCCCCGCTCATAGAAGAAGGCATCAACTGGGAGACAGCAAGAAAAGGCATGCCGGGGAAACTTACCTTTACGGTACTGAAAGAAGGACTCATCGATTTTCAAGAGGGAAATCTAGTCCGGCTGAGGGTGAATGGGGCCGATATTTTCCAAGGGTTTGTATTTGCCAAGAAGCGGGATAAAAGCAATACCATCCAGGTCACGGCCTATGATCAGCTAAGATATTTGAAGAACAAAGACACCTACCAGTATACCGATACGGCCAGCGGTCTGATCAAGAGATTGGCCGCCGACTTTAGGCTGCAGGTGGGAACCATTGAAGATACCGGGTACACCATTGTTAACAGAATTGAAGAGAATAAAACCCTTTTTGACATCATCCAAAACGCCCTGGACTTAACCCTGCAAAACAAAAAGAAAATCTACGTGCTGTATGACGACTTTGGCAAATTGACTTTAAAAAATATGGAATCCATGAAGCTTGATCTTTTAATCGATCAAGAAACCGGTGAAAATTTCAGCTACCAATCCTCCATTGACGGCGAGACTTACAACAGGATTAAGCTTTCTTATGATAATGGGCAAACCGGTAGGCGGGATATTTATATTGCCGAGCACGGAGAAAATATAAATCGCTGGGGAATGCTGCAGTACTTTGAAAATATCCGGGAGACCACCAACGCCAAGGCTAAAGCCAATGCCTTACTGGAGTTATATAACCGTAAAACCAGAACCCTGAGCATTGCCAACGCTTTGGGAGATGCGCGGGTTAGAGGAGGAACCGGTGTCGGCATCATTTTAAATCTTGGGGATCAATTGGTTCAAAACTACATGCTGGTAGAAAAGGTAAAGCACGTTTTTTACGAAAATGAACACCGGATGGATTTGACCCTAAGGGGAGGGGATTTTATTGCCTAGCATCGTAGAGCTCATGAAAAAAGCGGCCGTTGAGGCAGTCAACGAAACAAAACCAACGGGTGTTGTCTTTGGGACAGTGGTTGGAGTAACGCCGTTAAAAATTAATGTTGAGCAGAAGCTGACTCTGGAAGCGGCCCATTTGCTGTTGACGGATAATGTCAGGGACTACACGGTGGAAATGACCGTAGAACATTTCACTGAAGCGGACGATGACCTCAAAACCTCTCACAGTCACCCGGACGCGGGGGTAGCGTCTTTTGACAGCACACACCGGCACGCCTATCGGGGCAGAAAGAAATATACCGTACACAACGGGCTGAAAACAGGGGAAGAAGTCATTTTGCTGCAGTTGCCCGGTGGGCAGAAATACATTGTACTGGATCGGCTGGTGATGAGATGATTCCAAAGATTGCAGATGATTTAAGGCAGGACTTTAAAATCCTGGAACAACCAACCAGAACGTACCGGTTCAATATCCAGAACCAGACCATTGCCGGGTTTACCGACGGACTGGAAGCCATGAAACAAGCTATCTATAAGATCTTAAACACCGAACGCTACGAGTATTTAATCTACTCCTGGCGCTACGGCATTGAAATAACCGATTTATTTGGTGAAGCCCCGGCCTATATTTACCCGGAATTAAAAAGACGAATCAGTGAAGCATTAACCCAGGATGATCGCATCCAAAGTGTGGATGCTTTTTCTTTTGCGGTTGACAGAGGAACCGTACGGGTTACCTTTACGGTTCATACGCTGTTTGGGGATGTGGAAGCGGAAAAGGTGGTGAGAATGTAATGTATGAAAGCATGACCTATGAAAGCATTTTGCAAAGAATGCTGGGTAGGGTGCCCGGCAATGTGGATAAACGTGAGGGCAGCATCCTTTACGATGCCTTAGCCCCTGCAGCGGCAGAATTGACGCAAATGTATATTGAACTGGATGTAATCCTAAATGAAACCTTTGCCGATACAGCGGGCCGGCAATATTTAATTAAACGGGCAGCGGAGCGGGGAATCATACCCAGCGCTGCAACCAAAGCCATATTAAAGGCGGAATTTAATATCGACGTGCCCATCGGGTCAAGATTCAGCATGGACCATCTGAACTATACCGCCACAGAAAAAATCACCGACGGTGAATATAAAGTGCAATGTGAAAGCACCGGCAGTGAAGGGAACCGGCATTTCGGCACGCTGATACCCATTGACTATATTGACGGATTAAGCCGTGCCGAACTGACGGAGCTGCTAATCCCGGGAGAAGATGAAGAAGAGACCGAGCATTTACGGGCTAGATATTATAACAGCCTCATGTCCCAGGCTTTTGGCGGCAACATTACAGACTATAAGGAAAAGGTGAACGCCATCGCCGGTATTGGCGGGGTAAAAGTCTACCCGGTTTGGGACGGCGGCGGCACCGTTAAACTGGTGCTGATCACTTCCGCCTATCAACAGCCAAGCCAGGAGCTAATTGATACCGTGCAGGCCGTCATTGACCCGCTGCCCAATCAGGGGCAGGGTTATGGCATTGTACCCATTGGACATAAGGTAACGGTGGTTGGTGCAGCAGCGGAAGCGGTTAAGATCCAAACGCAGATTACCTGCAACCAGGGCTGGTCCTGGGAGGATGTTCAACCCTACGCCGAGGCGGTCATAGACGATTACTTTTTAGAACTGGCCAAAACCTGGGCGGATAACAACAACCTGGTAGTCAGAATCAGCCAATTGGAAACCCGGCTGCTCGGTTTAGCCGGTATCCTGGATATTGCCCGGACCCGCATCAACGACCTGGAAGAAAACCTGATTTTAAAGGCAGACAGCATACCCGTAAGGGGTGAGTTGATTGTCTAGAGAAATTAACCTGTTAAACTACCTGCCCAATATCTTAAAAGAGGTCTGGCAGTTTAAAGCGCTGGCCGAGGCGGAAAACCCCGAATGCATTGCTTTATGGGATGCGCTGGCAAAGGCCATGGATGACCAGTTTGTCCATGATGCTACCGAAAACGGCGTTCAGAGATGGGAAAGCATCTTAAAGATTGTTCCCAAAGGAGCGGATACACTGGAAGTGCGGCGGTTTCGAATTCTAGCCCGCTTAAACGAACAAATCCCCTATACTTACGGAACCCTGGCGCACCAGTTGAAAACCCTGTGTGGGGCGGATGGCTACACCATGGAATTGAAAAACGATCAATACACCCTGATTGTCCGGGTGGAACTGACGGTTAAGGGTAAATTTAGTGAAGTGGGTGAGCTGCTAAATAGGGTGGTGCCGGCGAATCTGGTAATTGATCTCAGCCTCAGGTACAACCAGCACCTGACCCTGGCACCCTATACTCATGAACAATTACAAGCCTATACCCATGACCAATTAAGAAACGAGGTGGTTAGCTAATGATTGATAAAACAGCAAATTATAATCTTAGAAAACCGGGCCAGGAAGATTTTTATAACGTGGAAGACTTTAATGCCAACGCCGATATTATAGACGTCCAACTAAAGGCTCTCAACGACAAAACCGAAGCCCAAGCCGGCAGCATAATGGCCCATACAGCTGCCGAGATGCCGCATATTATGACCGATGGTAGTGTGAGGTATCAATACGGCTTTAAGCCGGTCACGGTTAACGGAAGCAAAACCATCGCAATTGTATATGAGGTGATATAAATGGTAAACCAAATTAATTTAGCGGATAAAGCCACCCTAGACAGTGTGAATAGCAAAGTGGACACCACAGTAAGCAGTCGTGCAAGTCAAACAACTGTGGATGCAGCTAATACAAACATCAACACAGTCAACACAAAATTAGGCGCATCAACAGACGCAGCCAACAGTGGTGGTACGACATTATTTAGCTTGATTAAGTATGCAGTCAATATGTTTACATCCTATTGGACACCGATAAGGGCTGGAAATTTGGATAGATTGGACACGGCAATAAGCAGCAGGGCAACCCCTGCGGATGTTACTAGTGCAAGGGATAGTATAAACATAAATATGAATGCAAAACATAGCGAAACTAGATCAATAATTTTAAATCAATTAAACGATGCGCATGGCTGCAAACATTTTACATCAAATGGAAATTTTACAGTACCATCAGGTGTAACTAGTATATTTGTTACCGCTTGTGCCGCCGGCGCTAATGGGTTTGCTGGCTCAAATACTCCTGGTTTCGACCGTGGTGGTGGTGGTGGCGGTGCCGCCAGCGGTTATGGTTGTGGCGGTGGAGGCGGTGGTGGGCCTTTTGGCGGTGGTGGTTCTGGTGGTTCTGGTTGGTGTGGTGGTGGTGCCGGTGGTGGCAGTGGGCCTAGTGGTTATGCTAGTGGTGGTGGTGCCGGTGGGGCCGGTGGGGCATATGTAATTAATAAACAATATACAGTAGTCCCTGGCGAAGTATTAACTATAACAGTAGGTTATGGCAATACTACTATATACGGTACTCAAAGTGGAACTTTGCAAACGTTGATTAAAGGGACGGGAACCTCTTTTAAATCAAATTTGGATAAGTTAATAGTATCTCCTGGTGGTGGCGGTGGCGGCGGTGGTTCTGGCAGTAATAGTAGCGGTGGTGCTGGCGGTGGCCCTGGCGGTGCTACTATTCATAATGGTGGTAACTGTGGTGAACCGGGTAAACCTGGTTCACCCGGTGAAAGTAGTATTTTTGGTGCCGGTGGAGTTGGTGGAGCTGCTGGTTTTGGTGGTGGTGGTGGCAGTGGTGGGCCGGGGATTGTAATAATAGAGTGGTAGGAGATGAAGAATTATGTCAACTTATATCCAAGTGATAAATAATTTTGTAAATCTGATAGGTGGAGCAAAAGAGGGTTTGCCATTACCAAAAGAGTTTCTAGATCAAAATCACAATATAAAAAATTTAGAAGCAAATAATTATATCGAATTACCTCAAATTAATGATTATTATGATGATATAAAAGACGAATTTATACCATATCAAGAGTGGTTAAAGACGCACCCGCCATCTGAACCAGAAATACCCGACCAAGATGTTATCCAAGCCGAAATGCTACTAAATCAGGTTAAAATATTAGCTGCTTTAAACCGGCAAGATGAGTTTAATGCATTAATGTTACTGCAAACTGTAGGAGGTGCGAGAGATGTATAAATTTGTTAAACGATACTATGATATGGGTATTTACACCCAGGATAATGTCAAAACGTTTGTAATCGCCAACAAGTTAACAGCAGAAGAATACGAACAAATAACAGGTGAGGCATACGCCAAGTAG